ATGACATACGAACCAAACAGGAAGAACATGCATTCCATTGTGCTTTTTGTGGAATATTAATGGAACCTTATTATGACGAATTTTTTGAAGAAGATTGAATTTGTCGCCGGAATTGATTATTCATTAACATCACCGGCAGTATGTGTAGCAGAAATAATTGACAATGAGATAAAATTTGAAAATTGTAAGTTTCATTTTTTGAAACAAAATAAGTCACATAAATCATTAAGTAAGATATTTGCATATGATTATCCAGAATATACGGATGAAATTGAGAGGTTTAGTAAACTTGCATCTTGGACTATTGAATGTATTCGGTGGTTTGATGGTCGGGTAGATAGAGTTTATTTGGTAGATTATGCATTTGCAGCGACAGGAAGAGTTTTCAATATTGGAGAAAATACTGGAATACTCAAAAAACAACTTAAAGAAGCTGGATTCAAATATGTTACAATCCCACCCACAGTAATTAAAAAACACGCCACAGGAAAAGGACATGCCAATAAAGAATTAATGTATGAAACGTTTTTGTCAGAATCACATGTTGATTTAAAGAGCCAGTTGTCTCCTAAATCAACCAAAATTTCTAACCCTGTATCTGACATTGTAGATTCATTTTACATTTGTAAGACAGGATTTCACTTAAAGGAACAGTTATGCGAACCCCCAATGAGCAAAACCCTTATCTAGTTGAAACAAAAAATGGACAAATATTGAAATTTAATAAAATAGATGCAGATAACGAAGCAGTAATTAAACAATTAGATGGTGATGATGTTGAAGTATTTCATGATGGGAAACTTCAATATAAATTACATGGCATCGAACAAGGTAAACTTTTTTAAGAAAAAACTTGACATTTGTTAAATGATTTGTTATAATAATACAATGGAAATAAAATATGTTTGATAAAATTTTACAGGCGGTTCTAAAGTTCTTTGGAAAAGAGAAACCAGAACCACTGACTGAAGAAAATAATGAATCTCTTGAAGCCCTTGAAAGAGTAGAGGCTCTTGACAAGATTGGTGAATCATCATCAGTATGATGAAATTCGATGATTCTAAAATAAAAGAAATTCGGAAAAGAAAAGAACAAGGACTTCCGCCGCCACCACCTGACGGAGATGTGGTTGAACAATCAAAGAATGCAAAGGGTGGAAGTGAGTTAATTTATCAAAGAGTCAAGGAGCGAGTGCCTGATGACCTTTGGAACTACTTTCAGATCATTCTTTCAAGGGTTCGTGAATATGAGGACAAACCAAAAATCCTTTGGTTTCAGGACACATCAAAAGATCCAGAAGTACAATTTTTAAAAGATAAAACGTATCGTGATAAGTTTGTACGATTTGTATTTCCTTCTGATTGGTCGCTTGAAAAATATAATATGGATCTTGATGTTGAATATGAAAAGAGTGTTGTTCTCAAAAACGCAATAGAACCAATTCCAGTACATACCAAACCAAAAGACGGCCCGATTCGACTTGCATATATTTCTACACCACATCGTGGACTAGATGTATTGATTGGTGCATTTAAAGCCTTGAAATTGGAGAATGTTGAACTTGACATATATTCAAGTTTTAAGTTATATGGTTGGGAAGAACAAGACAAAGAATGGGAACCTCTTTATAATGCATGTAAAGAAACACCAAATGTGAATTATCATGGAACAGTTTCTAATGAAGAAATTCGTACTGCACTTCAACAAACTCATATTCTTGCATATCCTAATATTTACAAAGAAACAGGATGTATATCTGCAATTGAAGCGATGAGTGCAGCATGTGTAGTAGTGTGTCCAAATCTTGGAGTTCTTCCAGAAACATGTGCTAACTTTGCATGGATGTATGGTTATGTGGAGGATAAAGTAGAACACGCAAGGAAGTTTGCATATGTATTAAAAGATGCTATTGAAAATTTTTGGGAGCCACCTGTACAGGGCGGACTGGCATTCCAGAAACAATACTTTGATATGCACTACGACATTGAAACTACTGCAAAACAGTGGACAATGATGTTGGAAACAATCAAAGGAAATATTGAAAAAACCAAAAAGAAAAAATCATAATGACAAAGAAAGTGAAAATAGAACGCAAGCCGATGAAGGTAAAACGAACTCGTAAAATTTCAGAAGAACAACGTGAAGCGCTTCGAGAACGCATGAAAGATATGCGAAAGAAACGAAAACCAGCAGAATATAAAAATGTGAATGAACGTGTTCTTGTTCTTCCAGATGATGATACTTATTCTTTTAAGAATGTTAAGGGATGGATCAAACACAACAAAGAAATGGCCGCCGCTTTAGGTAAACAAGGAAAAGGTAAATATGTTGGAGAAAAAGAACGCAGAGTTGCAGAAATGCAAGCCGCATCTCGTAAAGCATATATTCGTTATTGCGAACACTACCTAAAAACTGGTGATTGGATTGGAATATTTTCAGGACAAGATGAAGAACATAAAGTAGTTCCAAGATGTGTTGCTATGGCATATTACCCTGACGGTACTCCTAAGAGGTCTGTGGGGGTATTCTATCCCGATATTAGTGCAGTGTGGTCAAAAGGGATGGACGAATCACAATTCGGAAGTTTACAAAATAGAGATTATTATAAAGTAACAGAAACCACTGCATTGACAGATAAACAATTTACAGGAGAAGTTTGATATGGCAGAATTCAATATTTTAGAAACCCTTGATTTGGTTGGTAAGGCCAAAACAAGAGAGGAGAAACGACAAGTTCTCATAGATCGAGACAATTTTGCAACTAAGGCGTTGTTACAATTGAATTATCATCCAGACGTTAAATGGTATTTGCCGCCAGGAAAACCACCATATACGCCAGGACAAGTAGCAGATTCAACTCCAAATTCACTTCATTTTGAGGTAAAAAAGTTGGATTATTATGTTGATCCAAGTCCACATGATCTTCCACAACTTAGAAGAGAATCAATGTTTGTTGAATTATTAGAACGAGTTGATCCAAATGATGCAAAACTTATTCTTGCTGTTAAGGATCGAAAATTGTCTTATAAGGGACTGTCTTATAAGTTAGTTAGGGATACTTGGCCAGATCTTCTTCCAGATAATGAAGAAAAGAAAGAAGTTCCGGCAGAGATTGTGAAAAAAAATACCGTCCCAACGACAAGTAGTGGGGGTGTAGATTGGTAACAAAGCCTTGGTTGAACGATAAAATTGCATAAATATAACTACATTTGGTTGATGAGTTTTATATTTCATGTTTTTGTGAATGAAATTAATAACCAAAAAAAGGTACAAGTATGGTAAAGACAGTAAGGGTATTCCTTGCTCTGTTTGCTACACTATGGTATACTACTTCACCGATTAATAGTAATGCACCATCTCAATTATGGAAACCACCTATAGTTGAGATTAGGGCTGCACCAGACTATTACAAACCTCTTGAATTTGACAAAGTAAAATATACATCAGCAGATGTTCTCTGTTTGGCGAAAAATATTTACTTTGAGGCAGGGGTGGAGAGTACAGCAGGAAAATTAGCAGTAGAGAATGTTACGTTAAATCGTACATTAGGTGCTAATTATCCCAATTCTATATGTGCAGTAGTGCAAGAGGGCATACATCGTTATAATAAAAGAATAGATGAATATGTTCCTGTGAGAGATAGATGTCAATTTAGTTGGTATTGTGACGGTTTATTAGATGAACCAATAGAGGGCAGAACGTGGAAATCTGCACAAGAACTTGCAAAAAAAGTTCTTATTAATCATTATGACAAAGCACTAATTGACATAACAGATGGTGCAACGCACTATCATGCAAATTGGATGGAAGAATATCCAAGATGGAGTAAAACGAAAAAAGTTATGGCTTCGATAGACAGACATATTTTTTATGGTCGAAAACTGTAAAAAACGTGAAAAAAACTTGACATTTTTGTTCTAATAGGTTATAATATACATGTAACACTAGAAAAAGGAGCAAAAATGAAACATTTAGTACTTACATTATGGTTTGTTCTGTTTTTGAGTTCAACAGTTCTAGCAGGAGTTGAATATGTGACAGAAGAGGTTTGTCACGCTCCTGCCGGATGTTGGGTGAATGTGGAAACTGGCGAGTGTCCAGCTTGTGTAATTGGAAGACGAGAAGTTACACATACACATGAAGAAAAACCAGTAATAAAGAACCGGCCGGTTGTCAAAACGACACCAAAGAAAGAAATCACTATCCCAT